GTTGAAAAACTTTGGATAAAACATATTAAACTTTGTCAGGATGATTTTTTATATTTTGTGCAAGAGGTTTGGCCCGATTTTGTTTGTAGAAAATCTAAAAATCCAGAGGATTGGGGTCATCATCAAATTATTGCTAAAGAATTTACTGATATCGCTGATGAAAGAAAAGGGAGGCTCATTATCAATATGCCCCCTAGACATACTAAATCAGAATTTGCTTCAGTTTACTACCCCGCTTGGATCATTGGCAAGTATCCAAAATTAAAAATAATGCAGGTATCACACAACACAGAACTGGCAGCAAGGTTCGGTTCTAAGGTTCGTAACATTATTGATTCCAAAGAGTACAAACAGATCTTTGGTGATGTACGATTGCGTGAGGACTCCAAAGCCAAAGGTAGATGGGAAACGAATCATGGTGGTGAATACTACGCTGCGGGTGTTGGTGCATCCATCACGGGCCGTGGTGCAGATCTCTTGATTATTGATGACCCACACACGGAACAAGATTCCATGTCCGACAGTGCGATGGAACGAGCCTATGAATGGTACACCTCGGGTCCTCGTCAGCGTCTACAACCTGGAGGCTCAATCTTAGTAGTCATGACTCGTTGGGCTGAGGACGATTTAACAGGTAGATTATTGAAGGCTCAAACTGAACCTAAAGCAGATTCATGGAAACAAGTTTCGTTTCCAGCGATTCTTGAATCAGGGAACCCGGTCTGGCCAGAATACTGGGAATTAGATGAATTAGAAAAAATTAAAGCCAGTATTCCGATACGAAACTGGTCAGCACAATACATGCAAAATCCAACTTCGGAAGAAGGTGCGATTCTTAAACGAGAATGGTGGCAACCTTGGGAGAAAGAAAACTTACCTCAATTACAACATGTCATTCAAAGTTACGATACAGCGTTTAGTAAAAAAGAGACGGCGGACTATTCTGCGATTACGACCTGGGGTGTATTTTTTCCAGAAGAAGGCGGAGCCCCAAATATTATTTTGTTGGATGCCATCAAAGGTAAGTTTGATTTTCCAGAACTCAAAGTAGTGGCACTGGATGCTAATAAATACTGGGAACCAGAAACGATTATCATTGAGCAGAAAGCCAGTGGTGAACCACTCACGCAAGAGTTTAGAAGAATGGGTATTCCCGTGGTGCCATTTACACCATCCAGGGGTAATGACAAACATACCAGAGTAAACAGTTGTGCACCCGTTTTTGAAAGTGGTGCCGTGTGGTATCCGTATGGTGAAAAATTTGCCGAAGATGTAATTGATGAATGTGCTGCATTTCCACATGGAGCGAATGATGACTATGTAGATTCCACAACTCAAGCAATACTAAGGTACAGACAAGGGAACTTTGTTGAGCTATACTCTGATTATGTGGATCAAGAAGAACAGGTTACAAAATCTTATAATTATTATTGAGGCTAACTATGGCAGTAGAAGAAAATATTAAACCAGATGAAGTAACGGCTGATAACATGCAAGAGGTTGAGGCTCCAGAGGTAGAGGTAGAAGCAGATCCTGATGCCATGCCCATGGACCAAGGTCCAGAGATGACGGAAGAACAAAGTGAGGCTATTGAGTTTTTTCAAAACTTAGCGGAGACCATGGACGAACGAGTGTTGACCAGTCTTGCCATGGAATTAATTGCCGATTACAAAAAGGACAAAGAATCAAGAAGCGACTGGGAGAAAACTTATATCTCAGGCTTAGATTTATTAGGGTTCAAACCCAACGAAGAGTCCAGACCTTTTCTCGGTGCCAGTAGTGTCACACACCCATTGTTAGCTGAGGCAGTCACTCAGTTTCAAAGCCAGGCTTACAAAGAATTATTACCCAGCGACGGACCTGTACGAACTCAGGTGGTCGGTGATGTGGACGAGGAGAAAGAAAAACAAGCCGAGCGTGTCAAAGAGTTCATGAACTATATGATCATGGAAAAAATGGAGGAGTACACGCCTGAGTTTGACCAGTTATTATTTTATTTACCACTGGCGGGAAGTGCATTTAAAAAAGTTTATTACGACGAGATGTTAGAACGAGCAGTTAGTAAGTTCGTACCTGCCGAAGATTTGGTGGTACCGTACTATGCAACCGACTTAGCCGACTGTGAACGCATCACGCATGTGTTGAAAATGTCAGAAAATGACATTTTGAAGAAACAACGAGCTGGTTTTTATCGTGACATTGATATTTTACCGTCTCGTATGGATGAAAGTGACATTCAAGACAAGTACGATTCGTTAGAAGGCATAAGAAAAGCTGATGATGGTGATTATCAGTTCAATATTTTAGAGATGCACGTTGATTTAGATCTTGAAGAGTACGAAATGGACAGTGGTGAGAAGAATGTGAAGGTGCCGTTTGTGGTGACACTGGACGAAGGCTCTGGAGAAGTGCTTTCTATTTACCGAAATTACGATATGAAGGACGAAAAACAGCGTAAAAAGCAATATTTTGTCCATTATAAGTTTTTACCAGGACTAGGATTCTATGGTTTTGGCTTAATTCACATGATTGGTGGGTTAAGTAAGACAGCAACCGCTGCATTGCGTCAATTATTGGATGCGGGAACACTTTCTAATCTTCCAGCAGGATTCAAGAGCCGTGGTATGCGAATCAGAGACGACGATCAACCGTTTCAACCGGGTGAGTTCCGTGATGTGGATGCTCCTGGGGGAAATATTAAGGATCAATTTCAAATTTTACCGTTCAAAGAGCCATCTGGGACATTATTTCAGTTATTAGGGTTTGTGGTACAAGCTGGACAGAGATTTGCAGCAATAGCTGACATGCAAGTGGGCAATGACACACAAAATCGTAACGTGGGCACCACAGTTGCTCTCATGGAACGTGGTTCAAGGGTCATGAGTGCGATACATAAGCGACTTTACTATGGTATGCGACAAGAATTTAGGTTATTAGCCGATGTTTTTGCCACTTACTTACCACCTGTGTATCCGTATGCCGTGTATGGTGGTAATCGTATGATTAAAATGATGGACTTTTCACCAGAGGTAGATGTGATACCTGTGGCTGACCCAAATATCTTTTCTATGTCACAACGAGTGACTTTAGCTCAAACGCAGTTGCAAATTGCCCAAAGTAACCCACAAATGCACAATGTCCATGAGGCATATCGTCGTGTATATGAGGCATTGGGCACTAAAAACATTGATGCGATATTAAAACCAAAACCAGACAAAAGACCAAAAGATCCAGCGATAGAAAATATGGAAGCATTACAGATGAAAGTGCCAATGGCGTTTGCCACACAGAATCATGATGCTCATGTGTTATCACATATTGCGTTTATTAGATCTCGTATGGTACAAGTTAATCCAATGGTGTATGCGTTACTACAAGCACACATTAGTGAGCACATTAGTTTGAAAGCCAGAGCTCAAGTGTTGGAAATGCTTAGTCAGAAAGACCCAGATAATGTTATGGCGTTACAACAAGAACGACCAGAGCAGTTTGAAATTATCCTGGAGTCTATGGTGGCAGACCGTGTTCAAGCCTTGACCGAAGAGTTGGTTAATGAGGAAGCGATGTCACAACAAAAAGATCCACTGGTAGCACTTAAACAACAAGAGTTGGATTTACGAGCGATGGACATGCAACGCCGAGGTGAAGAGTTTAAGTCTGAAGAAATTCGTAAGTATGTAGAGTTTGAAGAGCGTATGAACTTGGATAAGATGGAGCGTGATGATGCCAACCGTCAAGCTGACGAGCGTATCCGTGTTGCCGATGATAAACTAGACATTGCAGCCAAAAAAGCTGAAGTTGACAGAACTAAGGTAGATAAATAATGAAGAAACTAACTAGAACAGTACCTCCTAAACGAGGACCCAACCCACAAGGTTTGAAAGGTGGTGCTGATATAGATATTTTTGGGTTTGGCAACGAAAACTTTCAATACGGTTCTGGAAAAGCATCTTATACTTTTGAAGGTAAAAAAAGTTCTATAACACCTAGTATTTCAGGTTCTGTAGTTAGGTCAAATAACAAAACTGTTAAAAAAGGTTTTGATAGAATAGGTTTAAAAGGTGATTATAAACCAAATAAAAAAACAAAGTTAAAAGGTGAAGTTTCGAGAAGTGTACATGGTGACAAAGATTATAGAGGAATGATAAGTGCACAATACAAAAATAAAAATAAAAAATTTAATGTTAGTCTTGATGAAACGGGTAGGGTGAATGTAGGTGCAGATTTTAAATTTAACAAAGGTGGTTGTCCTCACCGTGAAGTAGGTGCAAAATCCGACATTCAAGGTGTTAAAGATATTCAAGTCAAAGGTAAAAAATTTACAGGAAGTGTGTAATGTATGACATAGATACTATTCTTGCAATTAAACGATTAATTGAAAAAGAGATTGACAACACTAAGGAACATATAGTATATAATGTCAAAGATGTAGAAAATTTAGCATTTGCTAAAGGAAAACTCAACGGCATGGAGCTGTTGCTACAGGATTTAAAAGACCTGCAAAAAGAAGAGGAGTAAAAATTTGTCTGAACTTATCAAACCAGATTACCTTGCTGATGAAGGTACATCATCAAAAGAAGATACCAATAAACTAACCCAAAGCTATATTAACGATATAAAAAAACTACCTGACCCAGTTGGGTATAGACTTTTATTGAAAATGTGGAAAATGTCAGAGATGACTGATGGGGGTATTGCATTATCGGAACAAACCTTAGAGACATCGGAAATGACATCTGTTGTTGGTTATGTTGTTAAGATGGGTGACATGTGTTACCAGGATAAAAATAAGTTTTTATCTCCTTGGTGTGAAATTGGTAACTTTGTTGTTATAGGTAGATACGCTGGAGCTAGGTTTAAAACAAAATTCGGTGAACATAGAATTATCAATGATGATGAAATTATTGGCACCATTGAAAAACCCGAGGATATCCTCGCACTATTTTAGGAGTAAAATATGTCTGATGCACAAAAGGAAGTTGAATTAGATTTGGATGATGTTCAAGAAGAGAATGTTGAAATAGAAACAAATCAAGAACCCGCAGAAGAATCTGTAAAAGATGCTGTAGGTGAGGTTGATTTAGGCTATACCGATCCGATGGATAAGAAAGAGGAAACTCCATCTGAGCCAGAACCTGAAAAGTCACAAGACAATCTACAAGATGTTTCTGAAAAAACTCAAAAGCGTATTGATAAATTAACTCGTAAAATGAGAGAGGCAGAGCGTAGAGAACAAGCTGCCTTAGATTATGCTAAAGGTCTTAAAGATAAATACGATAAAGAAAAATCTATATCTTTATCGGCTGACGAAAACTACATTAAAGAATTTGATGCAAGAGTTGATGCTCAAAGAGAGCAAGTAAAGATCAAACTACAAGATGCAATTGAAGAAAATGATTCTGCGAAAATTGTTGAAGCTAACGATGAATTAACAAGGTTAGCTGTTGAAAAAGAAAAAGCAAGAATGAGAATGACGCAGTATGAAACTGACAAGAAAGAAACTGAGACTGTTGAAACCACTGAGAAAGAACCAGAAGCAACAACTGCACCAGAGCCAAGTGCAAGAGCCAAAGAATGGGCTTCAGAAAATACTTGGTTTGGTAATGATGAAGTTATGACCAATGCTGCTTTTAGTATTCATGGTGAGTTAGTTAAAGAGGGGTTTGACGCAGACTCAGATGACTACTACAATGAAGTTAATAACAGACTTAAGGAATATTTTCCACATAAGTTTGCATCTACCGAAAAGGTAGAAGAAAGTAAACCCGTTCAAACTGTTGCCTCGGCGGGGCGTAAACAGCAAGGACGCAGAAGCGTGAAACTCACCCGTTCACAAGTAGCAATAGCTAAAAAATTAGGGGTGCCACTAGAAGAATACGCTAAATTCGTGAAGGAGTAACGATATGACAGATGATGTAAAGAAAAGAACCTCACGCAGGAGCCAAGAAGGTAGTAATGCAAAACGCACAAAACCTTGGGCACCTCCATCAAGTTTAGATGCACCCCCTGCACCAAAAGGGTATTGCCATCGTTGGATAAGGGTAGAAAGTGTTGGTTTTATGGATACAGGTAATGTGTCTAAAAAACTAAGAGAAGGTTGGGAGTTTGTTAGAGCTGAAGAAGTTCAAAACGAAATCGGTGACCATGACTATCCAGTAATCCATGAAGGTAAATATGTGGGGTTAATCGGAGTTGGTGGCCTTGTGTTGGCAAGGATACCTGAAGAAATTGTAGAGCAACGCAAACAGTATTTTAATAATGTGACTGTTGACCAAGTTAAAGCCGTTGATAACGACATTTTAAAGGAACAACGACCAGAGATGCCTGTAAATATCGACAGACAATCTCGTGTAACTTTTGGTGGTAACAGAAAGTCTTAATTTTTTAGCTTATGTAACCACATTTGTTTAACAATTTTATGGAGTTATTATTATGGCAAACCAAGATGCTGCATTTGGTATGCGTCATGTGGGCCGCATTGGCGGACCTGCTACTAACGTGCAAAATCGTTATAGAATAGCTGCGAACTACGGAACTGCAATCTTCAAAGGTGACATGGTAATGCAAGTCACAGGTGGAGGTGTAGAAGTACATGCCGATGGCGGTACAGTTCCTATCGTAGGTGTTTTTAACGGTTGTCGTTATACAGACCCTACCAGTGGAAAAGAAACTTTTTCCAATTTTTATCCTGCAAGTACCAATGCTTCAGATATTGAAGCGTTTATTATTGATGACCCAATGGCTATTTTCGAAATTCAAGCAGATGCTGCTTTCCCAGTTGCTGATTTATTCGGTAACTTTGATATTGTGTATACTTCTTCTGGAAGTACCACAACAGGCTTATCTGGTGCTGAATTAGATGTAACCACTGGTGCAACAACAGCTGGACTACCACTCAAGGCTATTGATGTTTCAAGAAACCCTGATAACAGTGATGTTAGTTCGGATGCAACAAATGTACTTGTAGTCATTCAAAACCATATATTCGGCCAAAAAGGGGCTGGGTTAGCTTAAGGAGGATAATTCATGGCTATTTCAAGAGCACAACTGGTCAAAGAGTTAGAGCCTGGGCTTAACGCTCTTTTTGGACTAGAATACAACCGATACGAAAACGAACACGCAGAAATTTTTGATTCAGAAAGCTCAGATAGAGCATTTGAAGAAGAAGTAATGTTGTCTGGTTTCGGTTCGGCTCCTGTGAAAAGTGAAGGTGCAGGTGTGACATTTGACGATGCACAAGAATCTTACACAGCGAGATACACACACGAGACTATCGCAATGGCTTTTGCTATTACAGAAGAAGCAATTGAGGATAACTTGTATGACAGACTAGCTGGTCGTTACACAAGAGCATTAGCACGTTCTATGGCTAACACTAAACAAGTGAAAGCTGCAAACGTTCTTAACAATGCTTTTAGCAGTAGCTTCACAGGTGGTGATGGAAAAGAGCTTTGTGCTACAGACCATCCACTAACTATTGGAGGTACATTCCGTAACGAACTATCTACAGCTGCTGATCTATCAGAAACATCTATAGAGCAATCATTAATTGATATCTCTGCATTTGTTGACGAAAGAGGTCTTAAAGTTGCGTTACAAGGTGTTAAATTAATCATTCCAAAAGAACTTCAGTTCACAGCGGAAAGAATATTGAAATCACCTCAGCGTGTCGGTACATCAGATAACGATATTAATGCTATGGCTTCAATGGGTATGCTCCCACAAGGCTACAGAGTTAATCATTATTTAACTGATACAGATGCTTTCTTCATTATGACTGATGCACCTAACGGAATGAAACAATTCGTTAGAGCACCAATCAAAACTGCTATGGAAGGTGACTTCGATACAGGTAATGTAAGATTCAAAGCAAGGGAAAGATACTCATTTGGATTCTCGGATCCAAGAGGAGTCTTTGGCTCTCCAGGAGCTGCGTAAGTAGTAATTTGGAGGACTAAAAGGGGACTTTCGGGTCCCCTTTTTTTTGGTTATAATAAACTGACTATACGAAAACTTGAATACAGACGTGTATAGACGACGACCTAAAGACTGTATTCTTATACTTAGGAGATAATTATGTCAAATTCAACATTTT